ATGGATTCGCGTCTCAGCGTTTCTCTGGTGGCGGATCAACTAAAGACCTCTGGGCAGGTTACGAATTCGGATCTAATCGTTATCGTCAGTTCCCACGACGCACCCCACGCAAAGGGCGAGGAAATTCTGGCTATTTCATCTATCCAGCACTTCGCAAAATTCAGCCTGAACTAGTGAAAAAATGGGAAGAAGCGTTTTCAAAGATTTTGAAGGAGTGGGATAAATAATGGCTGGAAGTAGAACGCTTAAGTTATCCATTCTCGCGGACGTCGATAACCTTAAAAAGAATTTAGATACCGGCTCCAAAGAGGTCGAAGGCTTTGGCGGTAAGCTCGAGAAATTTGGCAAAGTGGCTGCTGCTGCCTTTGCTGCTGCTGCCGCTGCGGCTGCTGCCTATGCTGGCAAATTAGCCATTGAAGGCGTTAAGGCTGCCATTGAAGATGAAGCCGCTCAAAAGCGTCTAGCACTAGCCTTGCAAAATGTTACAGCTGCTACCGATGCTCAAATTGCGTCCGTCGAAGAACAAATTTTGCAAACCTCGCTGGCAACGGGCATTGCCGATGACAAATTGCGTCCAGCCTTGCAGCGTTTGGCTGTTGCTACTGGATCGGTAGAAAAGTCTCAAGAATTATTAACTTTAGCGTTAGACGTATCAGCCGCCACGGGCAAAGACGTCGAGAGTGTGGCTAATGCGCTTGGAAAGGCTTACGAAGGCAACACAGCTTCATTGGCTCGTTTAGGCATAGGTTTATCATCTACGGAGATTAAAACCCTTGGCTTAGAGGGAACTGTTAAGCAACTCTCCGACACTTTCGGAGGCGCTGCGGCAACTCAAGCCAATACCTTTGAAGGTCAAATAAAAAGATTGCAAGTGGCTTTTGATGAAGCCAAAGAATCAGTCGGAGCTGCTTTGTTGCCGACTTTGCAAAATTTATTAAATTTCTTCATCAATACTGTAATTCCTAAATTTATTGAATTCAAAGACGCAGCACTCAAGCCGGTAACTGATGCAATTGAACGAAACAAAGATTCGCTGACAGTTCTTTACAATTTTATCAAAGATTTTGTAGTTCCCATTCTGATTAATAATTTAGGTAATGCACTTAAATTTATTGGAACTGTTGCTGGTGGTATTTTAGACGTTATTTCTTTTGTTGTTGATGGTATTCAAAAAGCCGTCAATGCTGCCATTACTGCCATTAATTCAATTATTCGCGCATACAACGCTATTCCTTTACTCCCTAATATTCCTACGATATCAACCCCAAGTTTTGGAACTTCCACTGGTTCTTCAAGTTCCAGCAAAGCAACTTCAGTATTACGAACTACTCCATTGAAAACTATTACTCCTCCGAACGTAACTGCTCCCAAAGTGACTACGCGCACTACAACGACTAGTCCAACCCTAACAACGACAATAGTTCCAAGTGGCAACGCAATTCCGTCTAATTTTGACATTGCAGCCGTCAGAGCTGGTGAAGAAAAGGGCAATGTTGTCATCAATGTCAATGGTCCTAGCGTTATTGACGAAGAGGGTTTCACCCGAGCAGTCATTTTGGCCCTTAATAATTCCACTAATCGCGGCACGACCGGTGCTGGCGATCTCAGGACTAACGCGCAGATTCTATGACAGCTTGGACACCCGTTTGGCGAATTAAAGCCAATGGCACAGAAATCACTTCAGTCACTTTGGCTGACCTCCAAATTACAACAGGCAGAACTGACATTAACTCGCCAACCCCTGCTGGCTATTGCTCTCTTCGCTTGATTAACACCGATAACACAGTTTATTCATTCACAGTCAATACCTCGATTCTTATCGAAGTTCAAAATAGTTCAGCGACTTATGTGCCTATATTTGGCGGTCGCATTTCAGATATTCGTCAATCGATAACTTCTGCTGGTAATGCGGCAGCTGTGACAAATATATTTATCACAGCCATTGGGCCACTAGCCAGACTGCAACGAGCTACCTTTGATGGCAACCTAGCCGAAGGATTAGACGGCGCACAAATACAAGATTTGCTTGATGATTTACTGCTGAACTCTTGGAACGAAGTGCCACCTGCCGAAACTTGGGATACTTACAATGCCACAGAGACTTGGGCTAATGCGTCAAATATTGGTTTAGGTGAAATTGATGCTGGTGAATATACGATGGTAAGCCGCCAACTAACCGACGCGGTAATCTCCAGCATTGCCAATGAAATCGCTTCCTCAGCTCTTGGATATTTATACGAAGATGCCAACGGCCTTATCGGTTACGCTGACGCCAGCCATCGGCAGGATTACCTTGTGGCTAATGGATACACCAATCTTGATGCCAATCACGCAATTGGCGCAGGAATTGGAATCGTCCAGCGACAAGGCGAATTAGCAAATAAAGTCATCATTGATTACGGCAACAACTTTAATAGCCAATATATTGCCCAAGATACTGACTCACAGGCCACTTATGGCCTTTATGCCGAGCAGTTCTCCAGCTATGTCAAGAACGCGGCCGACGTCGAAGATATGGCGGATCGAGTAATACAGCTTCGCGCCTATCCTCGTTACCTATTCCAATCCATCACTTTTCCACTTCAAAACCCTGAGATGGACAATGGCGACCGCGATGCGCTGCTTTCTATTTTTATGGGGCAACCCGTTCGTATCACTAACCTTCCGCCACAATTGTTGGGCGGCGAATTCACCGGTTATGTGGAGGGCTGGACATTCAGAGCCTCAGTCTCGGGCCTCTCAATAACGCTTAATGCTTCACCGACAGAATTTTCGGCAGTCGCCCAAAGATGGAACCAAGTCAATGCAACAGAAAGCTGGAATAGTGTGCTGAATACCCTAGAATGGCAAGACGCGATTGGAGTGATTAGTTAATGGCAACAACAACGAATTTCGGGTGGGAGACGCCCGATGACACCGACCTAGTAAAGGACGGCGCTCTAGCGATTAGAACGCTAGGCAACTCAATAGATACCTCGCTTGTTGATTTAAAAGGCGGCACAACGGGCCAAGTCTTATCAAAAAATTCCAATACCGATATGGATTTTACTTGGGTAACAAGTGATGACGCCAACGCCATTCAGAACGCCATTGTCGATGCAAAAGGCGATCTGATTAGCGCAACCGCAGCTGACACGCCAGCGCGCCTTGCTGTGGGGACTAATGGGCAAATCTTGACTGCCGATTCCACTACGGCGACTGGATTAAAATGGGCTACTCCGTCGAGCGGTGGTTTTACATCACTAGCAAGCGGTTCGCTATCAGGTTCAGCAGTGACTATAAGCTCTATCAGCAGCGCTTACACAGATTTATATTTGATTATCAATGCCCCAGATCAAAGCGTTTTAATTGATGATGATTCGGGCAATAATTTTGATGGTTATATTTTAGAAAGCCAAGCGAATAACGCTGCTATTAATACAGTCACTCAATTGAACACCGGCAACATTTACCCAAGTTACAACGGAGTTGGCACGTCACAGGTTCAAATTGTTTGTTATATTTACAATTACGCTAACACCACAGCACGAAAAATTTATAATTTAGCAGCCTCTGGTGGCAATAATTGTGATTCAGCACAATGGGTAAGCCGTTCTACGGCAGCGGTGGCTAACTTAAGTATCAACGCAGCAGCCGGCAGTTTTGCTGCTGGAACTTATACCTTATATGGAGTCAAATAATGCCAACGATAAAAATACATAACGCGGAAACTGACGAAATCATTGAAAGAGAAATGAACGCAGAAGAATTGGAAAAATTTGAGCGCGTTCAAGAAGAAGTAAAAGCAAGAGCTGAAGCGCAAGCCCAAGCAGAAGCAAAGAAGTCAGCAGCCGAAGCAAAACTTGCTGCTCTCGGATTAACTGCTGATGATTTAAAGGCTCTTGGTCTTGGCTAAGTTATGCAAAGCCGGTCAGCAATTAAGAGAGCAAATAGATGACGACTATCCTGATCGCGACCGCAAGTCTGATGGCTGGATTGCTGATGCTCGCCATATGGCGAAAGGCACTTCAGACCATATACCGGAGAATGGAATAGTTCGCGCACTTGACATAGATGCGGATCTCAATGCCCACAAAGAAGAGGCTTATGCCCTTGTGGAGAAAATCCGTAAGTGCGCCAAGCGAGGCGATAAGCGTATTAAATACATTATCTATGACGGGCAAATTATGAGTCCGATTATAAATTGGAAGCGCAGAAAATACAGAGGTGCTAACCCTCACCGGTCGCACTTCCACATTAGCTTTACAACTTTGGGAGACAAAGACGGAAGCTGGTTCGACCTTGAAGGAGACAG